GAATCATAAAGATCACTCACAATTGCTTCATTTACAACATCTTCAATGGCACCATCCGCTTCTGGATGTAGTGACATCTCTCTATATCTTCTGATTAAATCAAACTCTGTTCTATATTGTCCTTCAATATCTACATACGAACCATAAAATCCACTACTAATATAGTTATCAACCCCATCCTCGTTATTCACGGGGACAGGGGAAACTACAGATTTGGATTTCTTTTCTGCATCATCAATAGAAAAACCAAAAAGTTTTGCCATATTATAAACTAACTTAGACTATTATTCTATTATTTAGGTAATATCTTCACCACCTGCCTGAGCAGATGTTCCTCTAAATGCTTCCCAATAATGAACTTGCATTTCTACAGTAAACTCCTGAATGGTATCAGTTGTCTCATAACTCAAATCAATCGTAGAAAGATTAGTCGGGAAAATATCCCAGAACTTATAAGTTCTGAGAATAGAACCATCACGATCAAGTTGTTTAACAATAGCATCTTTTTGATATAATGCTGGATTTGCAATTCCAGTTCCATCACTCATTTTGTTAATAATATTCATCCATTTTTCAAAAGCAGAACGAATGGAGAAATCGACATCATTCATAACCGTGATTGTCCAGGTTTCGAATGTTCTATCTCCAGCAATTTTAAGGATACGACCTCTAAAGGGAATATCGATGTTTGCAATTGTAGAGGCAGGCAGTGCTGCTGCCTTTACAAGAAATCTTGCTTTTTCTAAAACTTCAGTTTCATTATTTGGTTTAGCAGCATCTGGAAATGCTAATTCAACTTCAAATAAGTTTGGTCTTGCACCACCACCGGTCAGTTTACTTTTAAAATCACTGATCGTTCTTAATGGTGCGGTATTTCGTTGTTGGCGACTAGGCATTTTTTTCTTTTAACCTCTAAATTAAACGTTACCGATTACTTCATTAAATGAAACACCAGATCTGGTGGCAACAAATGTAAGACCAATGAAGTTAATTGATCTCGCAGGTTTGATGAAGATATCTGCCACAAACTCATTATTATCTATAATAGCAGCAGTGTTATTCGTTTCATCACAAATAACAACATAATCTTGAATTCCTCGTTTTGCCTGAACATCACGTAAGAATGGTTCAACAATATTCACAAAATTAGTTCTTGTAATCTCATCGTTGAACTCGAAGAGTTGGTCTCTTGCGGCAGCAGAAATTGCATCCTCAAGAAAGATAAACAATCGACGAACGTTAATACGGTCAAATGCAGATGATCTCGCAATTCCAGTCTTATCACCAAAGAGTGTGACTCCACCACCAGGAGAAACAATGACTGGATTAATTCTTGCACTATATAATTGATCTCTTTGTGCTTGAGAAGGATTATATGTGAGTTTGACCGCATTTAATACTGAACCTCTCGAAGTTCCTGCTGGTGAGAACCAAGGGAAGTTATCAATATCGTTGCGAGCACAAATACCGGCAATGTCACCATTTAGTGGAACATAACGGAATGTATTTGAGAATCTATCATACATGTACTTGTAACCACTATCAAATACTGCATAAGTAGATGAAGTGATTGGTGAATAATAATCTAATACATTATTAGTAATAGTTTCATCATCATTAACCGTTACAGTTCCGACAGATGTGTCAGTAATGAATGCCTTTCTATATGGTGAGATGAATGCAAGAGAATCTTTTCTCACATCAGCAACTGCAATCAGTTTATTTGCGAGTGCTTGTGCAGATTCTTTTTCATAATTTGCAGATCCCATTATGAGGAAATCTACTTTATAATTTTCAGTATTTTCGAATAAAGAATATCCGGCAACTAATTTGTCAAGTTCAGGACTAAGTGCTCCTGTAGCTGAGATGTCACTTCCTCCATCATAATCTACACCTCCGGCAAGAATTTCATTCTTATTTCCAGAAGCGGAGAATAATACTCCATCTGCCGCCTGATCCCAAGAAGTTCCTGTGACAAGGGTGAACCCAGAAGAATATCCAATTGTAGTAACTCCCTCTGGTTCATCTCCACCAAAGATATATGCTGAATTAGTTTTCAGATAATTTCTCCAATAAGATGGTGATCCAGCAGAATATTCTGCATCACTTGCCTTGGATAAACCTGTGTGCTTCTCAAGAATAGTTCCAGCATTACCGGTGATTTTACCTTCACCATCAATTATAACAACATGAAGTTCATCAAATCTTGCTCCCCTCGCAGCAGCATATTCTGTTGTTGTTGGACGATCTGACAGTGTATTCCAAGATTGAGTTGTTGTGACGTTCGATCCACCAACTGTAGATGTGGATATTTGTACGGTTTGTTGTGAGAACCAATCTTGTCTTCCAGTATATGAAGTCGAACCATATGATGCAGATGCACCAGTGGTATGAATAGCAACGTTGCCAGTATTAGTGAATGCGAAAGTTCCTCTTTCTTGATAATCTTTTGGTGTTTCCGTTGCTCCATCAACTTGAGAAAGAACTTTTACACTAATCTGACCAACACCAACCTCAGTAACTATACCTTTTAAATATCCTGTAAGTGCTGCGGTTGTTCCTGTCCCAATTGAAGTTCTTCCAACTAAACTTTGAGTAACTCCCATTCCAACAGTAATGTTTGAAGAAGTACCATTAACGGCAGTAGTAGTCACACCTGTAAGAATTTGATCTGCCTTACCATCAATAATAGCAACTCTAATTCCATTTGCCCAGGATCCAGGATTCTTGGCAATTACTGTTCTATTTGGAACTACATTCTCATCATATTGAAGTTGGTCATAATTTTCAATACTTTTTATTTTAATAGCACCAGTGCCGACAAAAGCATTTGACAAGCTAGTATCATCTGCTCTCACAATTCTCATTGGAGCACCATATGCCATATATGATGAAGCAACAAGCCAATGCTCGTAGTGCTTATCATTAGAATATGGTTTACCGAAATTATCTAATAAATCCTTTTCTGATGAAATGACCGTTGGAAGATCTACCGGACCTTGTGCAAAAGGTGCAACAAGACCACCTATTTTTTCGGAAGATGCATCAACTCTTCCTATTGTAAGGTCAACCTCCCTTACCCTTATCCCCGGAGATGCTAAATTTACTGGCATCTTGTGTGTTCCTCTCATCCAATTTACCTAAAAATATTTAGGAAAAGGGGTATTTCTAATGGGGAAACGATGCGTGAATACTTACCAGTCAGGATATTCCCATCTCAAATTACTCTTTCTACCTCTACTTACTCTTTTAACTGTACATTCTTTACATTCATAAGAATATGATGATGCTAAGGTTTTTCTATTTTTTCGAGTCAAATAAAAATCATCTATTAAACTTTTAACTTCTCCACAAACTCTACATTTACGATCAAAAAATAATAAGTGTTCTAGTTCTATTTCATCATCGATGGACATTATCTATAATCCCACATATATGATCGATCACCATATTCATCTGCATACCATCTATCTCCAGAATCATCTACAAAAGTTGTTTCACCGTTAATTCCATCTTCAATAAATCCAAATGGTGCCATGTCTTGATCAATTTGATTTTTCTGCTCTTCATATATTCTCTTTCTTACATCATTCTCAGTCATCTCCTTAAAGTATTCTTGTGCCACTAACCAAGAGAATATAACAAGACACATTGCTAAGTCATCATTACAACCTTCTTCTGCTTCAAAAGAATTTGCTTTTTGCGAAAAAGTTGTTAACTCGGATATGATTTCATAATCAGGAGTAAATAATTTATCTTCTTCTATAAGAGTTTTGAGATTTGAACATCCCAATTTTTTAACTGCCGAAGTTGTGCGAACTCCAAGTTGAGTTTTTTTACCAGAAAACCCTGTTCCCACTATCTGTCCATTTCTACCTCTCATAGTTGCCATTAAAATATTTTCGTATTCCAAATCATATTGAAGAATACTTGCAACTTGTTCTCCAATATCATTTACTTCAATCAATAACCAGGATTGATTATAACCTTTTGCTACATCAAATATGATATTAGGAAATAACATTGGTTTGATTTCATTATTCCTATATTTTGCAACTACCTTGTAAGGAAACTCTGTGATATCAAAAACAATAAATGCAGAATAATCATTACCAAGACCACGGGCAACATCAACCGTAATTAGATAATTGTGATCATCAATAGGATTTTCATAAACATCTAATCCAGCATTTCTTTGTATCGGGTCTTCATATACTAAAGTTTTGAGTTTTGATGGATTGATTAATGTATTGACAGAACCTAAGAACTCACATTCAAACTCAACCCGAAATTGTTCTTCTGATGTGTTTGCAATTGTCTGCTCTTTCCAAACAACATCCCTACCAGGAACTTCTGACCAGTGAACCTCTGTAGGAATATATTCGTTTTTATTTCTTTCGGCATCGTGCCACATACGGTAGAAATGATTCATACCATGTGGTGTCGATACAATAATTACTTTTGTGCTTTTGCCAGAAGTAATAGTAGGATAAACAGATGCAAAGAAGGAGTCAGCGACGTGATTGGGGACGAATGCGAATTCGTCGAGAAATAAGATATTGAACGACATGCCTCGGACAGCACTCGCAGATGTAGATGATGCCAATATCTTACTGCCATTTTCTAGTTCTATATTTCCTTTATTCCATACTAGAATACCTTGCTGCATCCATTTTGGTAAGTTTTCATATGCAGTCGATAATCTTGCTAACAGTTCTCTGGCAGTAGATGCTTTGTTAGCCAGAATGCCAATGTTTACACTGTCATTAAAAAGTGCATAATGTAATAGATATGATACCACAGTAGTAGACTTACCAGTCTGTCGTGGCATCTTGCAGATATTGAACCTGTTGTTATGAAAATTATGAATTAGTTTTTCTTGAAAATGATATGGATGGAATTGTGTTAAACCTTCATCAAGAGAAACAATTTTAATATAGTTGTTTGCAAAATAAACTGGATCTTGTTTACATTTGAGGAACTCAATGATTTGATCCTCTGTAAACTCAATCGCAGTGTTTGCCTTCTTTAATAATGGATTACCAAGATATACATCACTCATAATTTAATTACAACAATATAAAATATTTATCTTGCCATATCATTTGCACAGTGACATCTAATTCCATCAGTTCGATGCATCTGTTGGTTCCACTTCATCTCCCGGAATTACTGGCCAAACAATACTATCCGGATCTGAGTCCGAGTTTGTTTGAGGTATTTCTCTCAGTTGCTGCATATACGTATCAAGATCTGAGATATTATCTGTATGTGTTGTTATCCCTACTCTTTCTTCACTTTGATATCTTAAAACTCTTTGATCTACTCTGCTCAACAACAGATCTCTACGTTCTCTAACTTGGGTCCATTTATTAGCAATTAAAGATGATAATTCATCTGTAGAAAGTTCAGTAACATCCCATTCTGTAGTTTCACTATTCCAAACTAACTTGTGAGTATTTGCATTATATGAAGGAGTATCAGCAACTGTTGTTATCCCTGCACTTACTAGATCGGAATCAGTGAATGTAGTGCTATCAGTTTTTGTCAATCCATTTGACAATCTAATTCTATGTGGTAAGTTGGATATTGGAAGTTCTTTATTTATTGAGTATTGCATTTTTAAAAATGTTTTGTAATTTATATATTATAATAGAGTATAATCACTGGACATTCTAACCCAATAATATCTACTATCACTACTAAAGTTTGGAGATGTTCCTTCGAAATACAAATAATATCCAGAAGTGCTTCCACCAGCATCTCTGGTGCCACCTGTACTACTCGAAGGTGTTCCACCGTTATCCCAGTTCCACACATTGGCCTGTGAAGTACCGGTGGTAATAGAAGTGAAACTGGATGTTGTTGGTGCTGTTGTGCTAGATGTGTAAGCAGTTATCTTTTGCCATCTAGATCTTCCAGTTGAAGTTCCTGGATCATGATCTATAGTTCCTGAAGTTGTATCAACCAGTTCCATATTATCAAATTGAGGATCATTATAAAAATTAGTTCCTGTTTTGTATCCAATATAAATTCTGCCCGTTGTTCCACTATATGAAGAGAGATCTTCGGAATATGTGTTCCATGTTGATGTTGAATTGGTATGTTGCTGTCCAGCAATAGATCTTAATAAATTTTGCGTTCCATCAGTTTGAACCCAGTAAATATATGTAGTTCCTATGGTTGATCCATATGCATAATATCTCCAATTAAATTCAGGTGCACCTGGTGGAACACCCCAAGT